AACTAATGGAACTACGTTCACATTGCTTACTTCTACTAACGCTCTTGCTACAGCTCCAGGCGCTATTGGTGGTGCTGGTTCATTCCGTATCGTGTATAATGGCAACTCAGCGTTGTTCTATCCGCGTCTACGCTATGTAACTAACATTACTCAAGCGACTAATGCACAAGTAAGTACTTCTATTGCTCACGGCTTGACTCCTGGTCAAGAATTGCGCTTTAAGATACCTACTACTTCTGGCATGACGCAGTTGAATCCTCAACTTAACAATAACTATTTCCCGCAAAGCTCAAGCGTTGCAGCGATAGTACAATCTGTGGTTGATGATTATAACTTCACTATCAACATCAATACTACTGGTTACACAGCATTTACTTGGCCAACTATTGCTCAAGAGCCTACTGATTTCCCAACCGTAACTCCATTCGGTGAAGATACAGCTACAGCACTTGCAAGCAATACAGCACAAGTTCCTACAATTGCTGGCGTGCAGATCTACAATACTAACACTGGCATTCTTGCTGACTCAACCGTTAATACCGGTTATCTTGGCATGATTCTTGGTGCTGGTGGGATTGGTACCATTGCTTCTTCTAATGCAATTCTCGGGCCATCTGGTTCTATTGCTTGGACTGCAGGTAATGCTCCAACCGGTGACCTCATGTATTGGGTTGCAGGTAAATCAACCTATGGCGGATTGTAAAATCTGATATAGTAGTGGGTGCTATCTAGCGGGTAGCACCCCGCTCATAAAGAAAGGAAAACAATGGCTCAAATAGAAAAACGTGAATTCACAAAAGAAGAAAAAGAACAACGAGATAAAATCAAATCTCAGTTAGAATTCCAACGCAAAAAAGATCGTGAGATGGTTCGTGGTATTTTCAGATTCCATGAAGTTCCAGGCGGCCAAATGGAATTCCCTTTCAAGAAATATAAAGGCGATCCATTAGAGACATTTAAAATGAATGATGGTGAAGTTTATACCATTCCATTAGGCGTAGCTAAGCATCTTAATACTAATTGCTGGTATCCCTCTTATACATTTAAGAATGATGAAGCAGGCAGGCCAAGCGTGAGTGTTGCTGAGAAGATTCGTCGCTGCAGCTTCCAAAGCTTAGAGTTTGTGGATATTGAAGGATTAGAAAATAATCCTAAATCTGCACTGCCATCATAAGGATGCATCATGTCATATCAAGCCCAGAAGTTTCCCGTTTATCAACCAGCAATGAGGATCATTTCGAACATAACGAATGCTAATCCTGCAGTAGTGACTACTACATTTGCGCATCAATATTTGACGGGAACCATTGTGAGATTAAATTTTCCACCTGGCTATGGCATGGAGCAAGCAAATCAATTGACAGGGGAGATAGTAGTAACTTCGCCTACTACCTTCTCTATCAATATTGATACGACAACATTTGATCCTTTTATGACTCCTGCTACATTTCCTGATAATACTCAATATCCTCAAGTGGTTCCTATTGGTGAGAATGGATTAACATTAAAAGCTGCTACCGTAAATTCACTTCCCTATAGTGCAACTTAAAGGTAAGATGATTCTGAAATAATCAAGGAGATTAGTATGCCAATAAGTCCCGCGGATTCTACCTTAACGGCGATCCAAACTAAGGTTCGTCGACTTACTCGTAGTCCATCAGTCAATCAATTATCTGATGGTGATCTGAATCAATATATTAATACGTTTATTACGTATGATTTTCCTGAACATTTACGACTGTTCAATTTAAGAACAACTTTTACGTTCTATACTCAGCCCTATGTGGACGCTTATCCTACTAACCTATCTCCAATTTCCGATGAAGAGATTATTTATCCTCTACAGAATTTTGATAATCTTTATCTCACTATTCATCCTCCTATTTATATAGCAGGTTATCAGGGCCTCTATCTTGAATCTCGAGAACAATTCTTTGGCATATATCCTAAGCTCAATTTCATCAACTCAATTGGTGTAACCGGCGATGGAATGACCACCTCATTTTCAGGTGTTATTAATACTCAGCAAGCAACCACGCAAGCAGGATTACAACAAACAACTGTCATTCTACAAAATCAAGTTCTATTCTCTTCTATTGATAGCAATTTTAATGGTTTAGGACTGATTGATTATCCTCTTTATCCAACCTATCAACAGCCAAATATGGGCTGCTTAGGTCTTCCCGGACAACCGCCAGAAAATCTTGAAGCGTTTGAATATGGCTTTATAAATTATGTTACCGGTGAATTTACTATTAATTTTCCCGTAGCTCCTGGAGCAGGCGAGCAAATAAACTATCAAGTCGTCCCAGTTCAGCCAGCATTGCCACAAACAATGTGCTACTATGATTCAACAATTCTATTGCGGCCAGTTCCTGATCAAGTTTATCGTGTGCAAATGGAAGTCTATGCAAGACCAACATATCTTTTAGAGACAAATCAATCACCACAACTTGAAGAATGGTGGCAGTACATAGCTTATGGCGCCGCAAAAAAGGTTCTTGAAGATCGTATGGACATGGATACTGTTCAATTGATAATGCCAGAGTTTAAGAAACAGGAAAATTTGATACTCAGAAGAACAATTGTAGAAATGACTTCACAACGTGCTTCGACTATCTATACCCAAGACAATGGTGCCGCTGGTGCTTATGGTCCTGGGTGGTTTTCAGGCGGAGGCACTTTCTAACGAATATTTTTGACATTCGGCCCAACGTGGAATACATTGTATCAATAAGTTTTTAATAAAACAAGGTTGTTATGAATTGTAAGAAATGTCATGTTGGCCTAACTCAAGAAAATGCTAGAAAGAGAAAAGATGTTCCTTCTGGTTTTAGACCTATTTGCAATCCATGTCGCAATAAATATGAAAGATCTAAAACTAAACCCAAGCAATGCGAAAATTGTAAAAAACCTTGTGTAGCAAAAGGATTAAGATCTTTCTGTTCACAATATTGTAGGTTTACTGCGTATTATGATATCAATCCAGAAACTGGATGCTGGGAATGGAATAATAAGAAAGACAAAGAAGGTTATGGTATATTCGTTATAATTAAGCGAAGGGTACGAGCTCATAGAGTTTCTTATGAAATGTTCAATGGAGAACTTGAATCCGGATTATTTGTATGCCATGCTTGTGACAACAAATCCTGTGTTAATCCAAAGCATCTATGGTTAGGAACAAATCAAGAAAATCAACAGGATCGCTTTGAAAAAAAGATAATAATATAGGAGAGAAAAAAAATGGCTTACCAACCAAACATTCCCGCGAGTACGGATCTATTGAGCGATTCTCAATCAGATATACAAGGCAATTTTCAGGCGATTCAAACGCTTATTGATGTAAATCATTATGATTTTGCAAGCAGTAATCAAGGCAAGCATTTTGCAATTTCAATGCCACCACAAGCATCAAGTCCGGCAATTACATTTGCTGCTGGTGAAGTGGGATTATATTCCTATGTGAATGCTACCACGAGTCAGACTGAGCTCTATATTAATAAAACCAATGAAGCTACGGTTACACAAATTCCGGCTACTGCTTCTGTTTTAAGTCTTACTTCTGCTCCTTCTCAAGGATCGGCTGGATGGTCATATCTTCCTTCTGGAATTTATATTACATGGGGATCAACGACGGTATCAGGTAATACGCTTGTTACATTGGCTTCTCCTCCTCCAAATCAAATTCTCAATGTTCAATTAACGCCAGCTTCGGGGTCCTCGTCATATGTTAATGCTCAAGTTGTTCTTAATAATATTGTTTCTAGCTCTACTTTTAATGTAGTTGGCACCATCAATGGCTCTCCATCAGCGGTGACATGTTATTATTTTGTTATTGGGTACTAAATTCAGGGAGTGCTCATGCCATTAGATAGATTCTTAATTGCGCCATTTAAGACTGGTCAACAGCAAGATGTGAGACCATGGTTGATAATGGATGATGCATTCCAGAAACTTAGTAATGCTTATGTGTTCCGAGGAAGAGTCAGAAAACGTCCTGGTTCTTCAGTCATGAATACATCTGTTGATCTCTCAGTCCAACAACTTTATTCACGATTGCGTATAAATATTGGTACTGTGGCCAGTAATACTATTCCAGGTGGTTCAGCGCAGTTGCAACTAGGGCAAGCATTTTCAGTGGGCGATGATATTTTTACTATCTACCAATTGGGAAATGGTGTTTTAACCTATAGTACAAATTCTGGAGCCACTGCCACTATTAATAGCACTTCTAATCCTAATACAGTCACTTTTACGGGTGAATCTAATGGATCAACTGTTTGGTATTATCCAGCATTACCAGTTATGGGATTTGCAACCTATGATTCTGATCAAGTAGAAGATGAGCCACTGTTTGCATTTGATACTCAATTTGCTTACCTTTGGGATGCTACTAATCAATATTGGAATAGAGTTGGCACAGCAGTCTGGACTGGATCAAATCTCAATTATTTTTGGGCATGCACATGGCGCGGTATAACCAATTATGATTACTATCTTTTTGTCAGTAACTTCAAGATTCCAAGCCTTTCTCCTTCTGTAACTCCCGATTACATCAAATATTACAATGAATCAGATTTCTATAATCTCAATCCTGTTCTAAATCAAACAACACGACTTGTAACCGCTCTTATGGTGCAACCATTCAAAGATAGATTATGCGTTTATAACGTCGTTGAATCGACTTCTGGATCTGGAGAATCACAAGGAACTACTGATGGCACAACGGGAAATGTAACCGTTAATCCAGTTACTGCTTTTAATGGCAATCCTTTTATGGTTGGTGACAACTTTCTAGTGGGAACTACACTCTTTACGGTTACTGATGTCACTACAAATTCTGATGTTGCAATGCTCGTGAATTCACAAACATCATCAGCAACTGCTCCCACTTCTACCGGCACCTTTAATGGCACTACAGGCAAGCTCGTAATCACCGGTAACGGAACGAATTTAAATGCTCCCGTGTATTATATATCTGTAGGAACTCCTACTGCCTATCGTCAATATTGGAATCGTTTAAGATTCTCTCAGAATGGAACGCCAGTCGCCTCAAATCCATCATATCCTACTGCAACTAATGCATGGCTTGATAGCATTCCAGGACTTGGTGGCTATATTGATGCTCCAACTAAAGAAGCGATCGTCAGTGGAGAATATATTAAAGATCGATGGATAGTTTATTTTGAGACATCTACTTGGGAACAAGTTTATACATTCAACCAAGTATTACCGTTTGTTTGGCAAAAAATTAATACTGAGCTTGGTGCAGTATCTCCATTCTCAACAGTTCCATTCGATAAAGTGGTTATTGGTATCGGTGATGTTGGTGTTCATGCTTGTAATGGTTCAAACGTAGAACGTGTTGATGATCTGATTCCTGATAGCATCTTTAATTTTGCTAAGGAAAATGGCGGGAATCTCAGAGTCTGGGGAGTACGTGATTATTATACTGAAATGATTTACTGGGCATTCCAAGAAGAAACACGTTATACACCATTCAATAATAAACTATTGGCTTATAACTATAAAACTCAATCATGGGCATTTTTTGATGATGCAATTACTGCATTTGGCACTTTCTATAATAGCACCAATATAACTTGGGCATCATCAACATTCTCATGGGAATCATCCTATCAGCAATGGAATACTGGTAGTATTCAGCAGCAATTTAGGCAGGTAATAGCAGGCAATCAGCAAGGCTATACATTTCTTATTCAGCGTGATGAAGGAGCAAATGCACCATCATTACAGATCACTAATCTCGTTATCAATGCTCCAACTTCTTATTTTACTGTTACTTCTTATAATCATTGCCTTGGTTACGGTCAATATGTCTATATTGAGAATTGTACTGGCGTTACTGGCATTAATAATACCGTATTCCCGGTTGGCATTGTTATCGATGAGAATACTATTAGATTCTATGCTCGAGCAGACCAATCATTTGGAGGAACCTATGCAGGCGGCGGTACTATAAGACGCGTATCTCAAATAGATATCCTGACTAAGCAATATAACTTCTATATTAAAGAAGGCAGAAATGCACTGATTAATAAAGTTGATTTCCAGGTAGATAGAACCTCTGAGAATCCAGATGGAGTTCCTAATGGTGTTACGGTGGATTATTATATTTCTACTGCATATCAATCATCTTTGAATGCAGGAGCTCCGCAACCAGGAGGAACGGGTACTATAACTGGAACTGGTATATTAGAAACTACGCCATATCCTGCATCGCCGTATACTGATGAAACATTCCAATATCCTCTTGAAGATATTCAAACTCAATTATGGCATCCAGTATATACCTGGGCTGATGGAGAATTCATTCAATTGCATATATATCTATCTCCCTATCAAATTCTTGATATTGATGTTGCATGGGCAGATTTCCAAATGCATAGCATGGTATTTTATACTCAGCCAAGTTCAAGCAGATTGCAATAATCATTGCTTCAGATACTCAATGACCATATAGGTATTGATGAAATCAGAATAATCTATGCCAGTAGTAATGGTTATAGTGGTAGTACCAACATCGACTTGAATATTCAGATCAAGGGTTGGTGAAGAATATGGCAACGGAATCATTTTAGTAGCGGCAGTATTTGTAGCAGCGCCATAAATATGCGTTGCCGTGAATCCCTGATCAACTTGAATGTTATGTACTACTGACTTGGCTCCTGCATTGGGCAATGCACCAAAATTGACCACCATACGATATGTTTGGCGATAAGTAGGCGTCTGACCATTCTGTGAATTATTAGGAAAATATAATTGTCCTGTCATGAATTCATACAATGGATAATAACCGGTTTCTTTTATGTTTAAATTCAACGCCATATTATTAACATTTTGATATAGACGAACTAAGAGTTCCTTGAATCGATCGCTATTAATATCGGTAGAATATAATTCTGAAACATCCCATATATTGGTTGTCGCTATAAATGAGCCAATATCTGAGAGGAAATTAGTTGATCCTGCCA